CCTTTTCTTGTTCATCTAAAACAAGACCTAATTTATTATTTGCTTCTATTCTTTCATCAATACTTTTAAATTCATCATCTCTTACCTGTCTTAATGTTTCAGCCTGTCTATCATATTTTTCAACTAATCCCGATAATTCTGCAGCAGCTAACTTTGCACTATTCTGTAATGCTATTGTAGCTTTTGATTGCTCATATACTGCTTTTACATTTATTTTTGATGCCTTGTCGACTACACCGCTTACTACATCAACAACAGACGCAGCAGCAGCACCAAAGTTATTATAAACTTTCTTACCTGCTTCAACTGCTTTATCTGCAGTTTCCCCTAAAAATGTTTTAGTTTCTTCAATGCCTTTTGCTAATTGTTTTATTTTTTCAGTATCACCTCCTCCAAGAAAAGAATCTTCCCAAGCTAATTGCGCCTGTTGAATAAATAATTTAATGCCACCAAATGCGACCTTTAATGGAGTAATTGCTAGTGTTAACAATCCTGTCATTACCTTACCTAGTGCATCAAATCCATTAGTATTTTTACCTACTGAATCTGTAACATCAATAAATATATCAATAAGTTTATTAGCTATCGTTGCAATAGTATTAAATACTGCAGCAACCGAATCAGCTACTTTTTGGTTTTTAGATAATGTTTCTTTAAAGAAATTAAATGCACCTGCAATTACAGATATTACACCTAATGATTTAATAGTATTACCTAAAGATGAAAATGCACCCTGTCCTTCTTTGGCTGATTTAACACTATCTTTTGTTTTATTATTTAGATTATCTACATTTTTAGAACCTGCTTCTGTATTAATCGTTATCTCGAGATTTAATTTTTCTTCTGCCATTAGTATGTTGTTTCAATTACTTTTAATAAACTTATTTTGGTCGTATTGTATTCCATAGGGTTAAAGTTCTCAACCTTATTTAATCTAAATAGTACTCCATCAATCCAAATGTACTTACTAAAATCTAGATTATTAATATCATTAGTATTTAGCAATGCAGAACAGGTTAGTAGCTTACTATCTTTACTTGTAATTTCTGCTATGTAATCACTATGATATGCGTTAAATATATTTGCTATTGGATAGCCGCTAGTATTAAACTTAGTCTCAAATGGCACACCAAAATTAATATCATTACTTGGCGCAAATGGGTCATCAAGATGTCCACCATACCCATAGTTAGTTATTGTATCAAGTACAGCCAATCCGCTTAAAATATTGTAACTCGTTCTCCCTGTTATCTTTTTAATTTGTAATATTCTAATAACACTATCCATTGAATTTTCTTTAGTATTATTATCTGATATTTTATATATAGCAGGATATATCTTATCTGTTCCATCTTTTTGATATAAAACACTTGGCGCAAATATTACTTCAAGTGTATCTGTTTCTTTACTAAAATCATATTCTGTATCATATATCCTATCTCCATAGCTTTCATTGTATTTTTTATTATAATTCTCATTGTAAAAATCATTGTCTTTTGTAAACTTATAATCAAAATACCTTGCATTTAGTTCACTCATAGGCTTAATACTTAAAGGCTTAGACCTGTCTATTTTATTAGACCAATCTAAAGCATTAGCATAAGTGTCATCATAGAAGTTAATATAAGGCTTTATAATTAATTTCTTATCATTCCAAGTATCTTCGTAAACATATAAGTTAAACATTTTAACTATGCTTAAAAAGAAGTCTCTTTGGAATATACCTTTTGGTATTGTATCATTAATAACTAATGCATCACCATAGGCAACATTAACAGGCACAAGTGCATCTGAAAAAAATGATACTTGACCTTCTGTTATTGTAACAGGTGGGTCGTCTCTATTAGGTGCAGTATTAGTAAACCTAAAACTAATTGCATCGTTTGTATTTATTAACAATTCAAATTCTCCGTCTTCTCCAACCCCTCCAACAAAATTTGATTCATATACGCTTGACCCATTTTTTAATATATAAAAAACACCACTTGTTGCATCACCGCTAAATGTATAAACCATTTTTAAGGTTGTAGAAACTGTACCTGTATATGTGAATACGCTATTTGAACCGCTTGGAACTAACCCTGAACCTGTAACTGTTGTAAATCTATATAGACTTGTTCCTGTAATTATTTGCTCTGTTGTCCTTGTAGCTACATTTAAAGTCCCTGTTGTCTTAGTTAAATTAATTTGATTATGAGGTATAACAATTCTGTTAAATAAGTTTTGGTCACCTGTTAGCAATTCTAATGAATAAGTATAATCTGTACCTGCAAATATCTTTTGTAAATACTCTGATAAAAACAAAGCAGGTCGATATGCAGTTACCTGAAAGTTAACTTTGTCAGTGCTTACATTTCCGTAATCTACTAAAGGATAGAAATAACCTGTGCCATATGCTACGCTATTATTATCACCTCTTGCACCTGATACTTCCCAACTAGCTTTAATATTATCTATATTGTAAGTATGGTCATAGTCGCTAAAATCCAAGTCTGTTAATCTTTTATTACCTAGTGTATTTATAAAACCACCTAGTTCACCGAATACAGAACATTGATACTCAATAGTCTTATCATCAATTACTATTTCTAGTATTCTTAATGTGCCTTTAAATATCTGTACCTTATCAATAAAGATTCTACATTGAGCAGACTTTGATGCATTAAAATTGTAGTTAACATTAGGCAAAGTATTGTCTGTAAAGTTTGCATTACCTAAATCAAATACAAAGCCAAATATTCTATTGTTAATTGCAGTTCCTGAAATATTAATAGTCTTAGAATAAGATGTGTTTCTACTTCCGAAGTCATTAATATCATCGATAGCATAATTAAACTCTGTGCTTATATCTTGCAATAAGTCTAATTTATAATCCTCAACATATATTTCTGTACTAATCATTATCTAAATTGACTTGTTATATATTTACCAACCTCAATATCTATTTCAAAATTAAATAGCTTATCCGAACTTTCTAACTTGTATTCGTAATTCGTGCTGCTAATTGTAACAGGGAAGTATGCACCTTGCACCTCCATATAAGTAATCGTACTTGCAAATAATTGTGCCAACCATTCGTAATCTTGTTGGCTTACCCAATCAGATACTAAGTGAAACATATCCTTATGCTGAATAGCATAGTTTAAAGTAGTCTCATTGTACTTATTATATGAATCAATATTACTCATTGTATTACCTGTTAGCTGCCAATCATTGCGCCTGTATGATGCCCTTTCTAAACTTGTTGACCTTTTATTGACTAGGGCAAACTTCATAGTGTCCCAACCTCCTAATCTGTTTAAGAAGTGCAAGTTGTATTGCCTGTATTTAGGATAGCACTTTTGTTTAAATTGTAGCTTCCTAGATATTGCGACCCCTCTTTTTAAATAAACATTGTATCCATAAGTGTTCTCAGTAATTATAGTTCTACCTGCAAAAGTATTAATATGCCCTGCTTGACAATTAAATAGATTCATTTCCCCTGAAAATGTAATTCCACCACTGACCGTATCTAAAACTGTACCTGATTCGTTAATAGTTTCTATCCATGCAGAATAAGTACCTGCCGTAATCTTAAAATATGTCGCATAAAAATTGTCTCCATACTCTATTGTTATATTGTCTGCATCTCTTTCTGTTAGCCAATCATCTGTAAAGTTTTCAATTAGTAAGTTATCATAATAATCTGATAGGACTAAAGGGGTATTGTTATTAACAAATAAAATATCAGCAAATAATGGTGGATAATAGTTATAAGCACTTAATGCGCCTGAAACTAATCCTGCGCTAGTAACTAAGTTACCACCGCTTACATATTCTTCGCCTACCTGTATTGTAGAATTAACTTTAATCTTGTCATTAGATGCAACTAAAATAGAACTTCCTGAAGGTTCAAAGTAGTTAGTAACAAATGCCCTTACCATTGGGGATGCGTTAAATACTCCATAACTGCCTTCTGCAGATGGTGATGGATATACCTTTGTTCTGCTTACCTGTGAGCCATTAACGTAAACATCGTAAACAAACTTAAATGCAGTTTCACCTACATTAGTTGAACTTGATACATACCATAAGTCATCGTGCATACTAGAATATGGTGCAGGACTGCTTTGTATTGTTATTGCCATTTTATTATTTTCCTTTTGATTCTTTTGTAATGTTTGCTGCTATTCTTACCGATGCATCGCTTATAATTGCATAAGCTACTGCGTCTGTAAACTTCTTATCAAATACCTGTGCTACTGCGTTGTCAAAATACTTAGTTTGCTTAATACCTCTTTTTTTAATGTTAACAGATATTGCGTATGCTAAAGCTCTTTTATTCTTTGCGTCTGTCAGTAATTTTTTTAATCCTTGTTTCTTTTTTTGAGTCGGACTTTCGCCACCATCTCTGCTAGTAGTTACATTGTCTGTTCTAACAGATTTCCTAGCTTTATTTAGCCAAGTAAATATATTTGCTGCCATTTTCCTATTAGGGTAAATGGTTTTATATGCGTATGGAGTATCAGAAGGAGAACCGCTTTCTTTACCTTTTACCCCTTTGTTTATAAAATCAAAATACTTAATCTGTTCACTATCTGAAGGATAACCTAAAGCTAAAACATAATTAGTACCAAATTTTTTAATTGTAGGAAATGAAACTTCTGTAAGTTTACCACTAGCAATTGACCCTGATTTTTCTAAATTATCTAATATAGCCTTATTAAAGTCTAAGCCAAATTCAAGCAAAACCTGTTCAAGGATAGGTAATTTCTTGCTATTAACTACCTTATAGTCGCCACTGCCTATCTTTTGAATATAGCCGTCTCTTAGTGCTTCTATTTGATTCCTACTAATGCTCATACCAATAAATAGTATTATATGCCTAAAATAACTATCCCCACCTTTTTAGGGGTGAGGACGTTAACCAAAAAATCCAACTATGAAAACTATCTTATCTTTTTTATCTGCTCATTATCGTAATCATTCTTAGCTTTTAAATATGATAGCGTATTTAAAAAATGTATAACCTTTAACTCGTAAACATCTTGCAGAACTATTGCCTCGTGTTCTGATACTATTTTTGCGCAGTATTGCCATCCAAAATATTCCATAAAATTGCTGCCACCTTTTCTGCCTTGTCCATTGTCAGACCCTGTTTGTTCAGATTCTCCGTCAAATAATCCTTTGTAATTGGAGTCCAATCGTTGAATACTTGATAAAAAAAAACAACCGAAAAGTAAACCTCTTTAAAATTAGCGTGTAAAATATCATTGGCATACTCTTGATGCAGGTCTGAATTGTACTTTAAATCTACATATTTAAACCATTTGCGTTCTTGTGGTATAACTATTGATGCAGCTATTTTATGTAAGTTAGGTATTAGGTCTTTCATAAAATACTTGCTTTCTATATACCTTGCAGTATTAATATCCTTAGAATCTTTAATAAACTTATATATTCTTTTATTAGCAAAGATTCTATTTACAGGTTGCCCTTCGTAGTTATCCTTTAAAAAATACAATTCTGCCCTGTATTTATCTAATTGCTTTTTAGGTAAATTAGTTACCTGATTTTCAGTTAGGTTATTTATAATAGATATTAGCTTATTCTCAATATCCTTTTCTGTCCAATCTTTAGATGGGTTAGTAATTATTGGATACATCTGTTGATAATGCCATACTGTTATTTTATGCCACATATCGCCTTAATTTTAGATAAAGATACTGCAATTATAAATACTAAACAAGCCAATGGTATGCTAAATAGTATAAACTTTATAAGTTCGTATGTAAATGTTAATGCTTTCATATTATAGTTTTAGTCTATCCATTTGCCGTGTGTCCTTAAATGCCAAAACCTATGCTTTAATACTTCAATAACTAAAGCATAAAATGTATCTGCTTCATAAGTACCCGCATTGCAGGTTAGTTTAAATTTTGGTTTCATAGGATATTTTATTTATGTTATGTATAAGTTGTAAGTCTTTTTTAAGCATCTTAATATCTAATTCTTTCTGTCCTAATTCCTTTTCTAATTTAACTATCTTCTCTATTAGGCATTCGTTCTCTAGTCTTATTAGGTATTCCTGACTAATTGTGTAGTTGTTTTTTGTCATAGTTTGATTTAATAAAACCACCCCGATTACCCAAATTACTATCTTTGTTTTATTTTAATATTAAAAATTTATCGAGGTGGCTATGTCCTTAAATGTTTTGAAATATCGCAACTACTAAGAATGCGAATATAAGAATAATTACTGCTTGTTTGTTTTCTTTTTTCATATTGGTTTGTTTGATAAATCAAAGATAGTGTAAGATATATACACATTGCGTACATAATCTAAACTATTTTTAAACTTTGTGATGAACGGCAAATAATAAGGATGAACGGTAATTATAGAAAGGAATACCTGCCTGACCCCCTTCTAATGCTAAAGTTAGACCACGCTAAAGCCAATGACATTACGCAGTCATCGTGGAATCCACTAGGTGCAGAGTACTTAACCCCATTAGCCGTAAACTGATATTCAAACACTTGTAACTCATTTGTAATTGCGCCTTCAGGGAATCCTATTCTGCCTTGTTGTATAGCAGTTGCAAGACCTTCCATTAGTTGTTGCTTACTTGAACTTGTAAACTTTAAGCCTTCAATAGCTATGCCTTCCCTTTGTAAGTCCTCTAGGATAGGGTCACCTACTCCTGTGCTATCTATTAATATAGGGCATCTTGGCAGCCTCTTTATATTCTCCTTAGTGTTATGCCAATCCATTTGATACCTGTCAAAGTAAGCCACATTGCCATTATTATCAAGACCTATTATCACCGTATGGTCAACAGACTTTGCAAGGTCAATCCCAAATGCTACTATTTGTTGACTGCTAATTGGTCTTATACAATCTTGAATGAACTTATTTCCAAATGGGTTTGCGCTATTCTCTGAAGGGTTAGCCATATACTCCTGCTCAAATACTACATTTGGCAGTTGCATCCTAGCTTCATCTATTTCCTGTGGGTCTATGTATGGATTATCGTAACTCGTAAATTTAAAGGATGCCCAATCATTTTCACCCTCTTTCATAAACAAGCTATAAAAATAATTCTTACCTCTAGGGGTTGAAAGGAATATTGCCTTACCCTTGTAATCTGTTAAGGTTGGTCTAATACTATTTTGCCATCCTGCTTCTAAGTCAGGTATAAAGGATGCTTCATCTATAATAACCAAATGGAATTTACGACCTCTAAGGTTATCTAGTCGTTCACCTGTAAAGAATTCTACCTGCCCACCATTAGGGAAATCTATTTTAAGGTCAGACTTATTTTTAGGAAGGTCTAGGGATTCAGTTAGCTTAGAAAAGAAAACCTTAGCTAGTCCATAAGTAGGGGTTATATAAGCCACAGAAAGACCTTTAACGGCATATGTAACAGAAAGTATCTGTGATAGTTCTGACTTACCAAATCTACGACCACACATAACTACCCTAAAACGCTTATCACATTCTAAGATTCTTTGTTGGTTTGCGTGTGGGTTAGGTAGAAATATCTGCATTAAAATAAACTTTGTTGCATTTGATGTTTACTTAATCTATCTAGTGCCTTTTCGTAATATTCAGTATCTAATTCACAGGCAGTTAAATCAAATCCGTAATCGTGACAAGCTATTGCTATTGAACCAGAACCTAAATGAGTATCTAATATCTTATCTCCTTGCTTTGCATATTTATCAAGTAACCATTTATATAATGCAACAGGTTTTTGTGTTGGGTGTATTCTTTTTTCTAATATATAATTAGATTGAATTGCAAATTTAAAAGACTTTAAAGAACCTTTATATGAAGTATAAGCTAATTCTCCAGATGAAAAATCAACTTTTCCTGTAATTAATTTATCCCAATATATCCATTCAGAGGAAGGTTTTAATAAATTAGAATAATTATTTGCACCCCATATTATTTGGTTTTTGGTAATTCTATATAATTCGTTAAAATATTCTTGATTAGGGGATTGATTATCCCATTTTTTTGATTTATGTTTTGTTTTTTCTCCTTTTCTAACTCCCATATTCATATTTACATTAATACCATAAGGAGGGTCAACAATAGCTAAATCAAAGTGCTTATCAGGATAACGTGCCATTAAGTCTATATTATCCTCGTTAGTTATTGTTATCATAATATAAAGATACTATAAAATGGTTTTACCATCTACAAAGATTACTTCTATTTTATTATCTGACTTGATATCCATTTGTTCCTTTGGTTTGCCATATACTCTAGTAAGTAAAGTATCTAATGAATACAGGCTGCCATTGCTCATTGATTTCAATATAGCCTTAGCAATAGTCTTTTCAAGTACCGTTGCTTTATCATTAGTGCTAACTGATTTTAGTTCTTCTTCATCCATAGACATTAAAGCCTGAATGCTATCGTTTATTTCTGATAGCTTATACCCCTGTTCTTTTAATAGACTTACATACTTTCTAGGTCTGCCATTTGGATTACCTGAAACCCCTTTTGGAAATTGATGCTCTATAATATCTTGTGCTGCCATTGTGCTGCTATTGTGTTGTTATTTATCTAATTTTGCTTTATAATGCTCACAAAGAATTTCCATCTTTGCTATGTAGTATGTACTAAAGTCTTTGTATCCTTCGTTGTTCTGTTGATAATTTATAAATAAAATACCCCTTAATCTTTGGGATGGGGTTTTATTTGTGTCAAGGTCTGTTTTAATACTGTCTAGGTTATCTAATTCATCTTGCTGAAATGATTCCTCTTTGATAGCTATGTAGCAGAATCTTTGGTTAAGTTGGAATACCTGTGCTGCATCTACAGGGGATAGTTCCTGTGTGCCAAAGGTAACCTTAATTGTCTTATCCTTTCTTGATGTTAGTCCTTCTATTTGTGCAGGTAGTATTATCATTTGCCTTGTCCTCTACTAGGTTTTGGTTTTGGTGTATGTTTGTTATAAGACTTCTTAGCTTGTCCTCTTTTGCGTTTACCAAATGAAACTTTGGATGAATCACTTTTAACTTTTGCCATTTAATTTATCTTTATGTTTACTCTTTAAATACTCCATGTGTGTTTTAGTATCGCCCATAACTAAATGACATTGCCTACATAATGCCATAAGATTGTTTATATTGTCTGCCTTTTTATCACCGCCCATACCCCTTGCTTCTATGTGATGTATGTCAACTGCTTTTGCACCACAAGATTCACAAGGGATAAAATCTTCTATGCCATAACCAAAGTAATCTAAATATAGTTTAGTGTGTTTTTTCATTCATTAGTATAAAGTTTAAAGATACGAATATGAATCCTATGTTTAAACTCTTATGTAATTGTGCAAATTCATCTACTGAATAACCTATTGATATACCTAATTGAATAGTTTCAGTTAATACCCCTAATGATATTCTAAAGTTACCAAATTGTATAGAGTATTCCATTACTTATCTATTTGCTTTAGTTTATTTATCGCCCATTCAATTCCTGAAGTGCCACCCCAAGCATCCCACATTAATCCACCGCAACCTTCTGAATATGGTACATCTTTATTTTGTTGATGCCTTTTAAATGATGCCATTCTTGCTATTGTATCCCTAGATATATTTTCTTTTTTAGCTAATTGATTTGCTCTAGCTTTGCCAACTGCAGTTCCACATTCACCCCAACCATTTTCTTCTGCCCATTTTATTGCCCTCTTTGCATTGTTACTAGCAGATTCAGGATAGTCATTGTAAGTTTCTTCATATTTACCACTAGCTAAAATAGCCGCCCATACTTTAGCAGCCTTTTCTTCTGTATCATATACGCAACCTCCTGTACCTATCCTGTACTTACCATTGCTACATTTGTGTATTGGCATTACCTATTAATTTATTATAAATAGCAAATCTTTTGTTATTTATAGTGTGAAGGTTAAAGTTGGTATTGCAATAGTCGAATAGCTTTTGACCATATTCTATCCTAGCTGCTTCATCAAAGGTCAATAGTTTAATCCATTTATACCAATCCTGTTGGTTATTAACATAGCATACTGGCATATCTTTATATGGATGAACATTGCTAACTATTGCAGGGTTTTTCTTAGCTGCAGTTTCTAATACCTTTAAATTAGACTTCATTGCTCCAAACTTATTTTCTACTAAAGGAATAATGCTTATGTCGGAATCTGCGTATGCACCCATATATTTGCTTACTTCCGAATAGTCGTAGATAGTCGGGTTAAGTTTTAACCCATTAGTAAATACTCCAATCATTCTATCCCAAAGATGCTTCTCACCTAGATTGTATCCTGCAATAACTGTCCTAACAGGAAAATTAATCTTCTTCATTGGATTGCGCAGAATGTCAATATCAGGAACGTGAGTACCTGACCCTGACCAAAACAACCTTACCATATCAGATTCTAGCTTATCATCTTGAAACTGTTCTTCTCCATACGGAAGGGCATTTGGTAATATTTCTACATTAGGATTGTACTTATATATTTCTTCGGCTAACCTTTCGTGAGTACAAGTGCAAAGGTCTGCCACTCGCATATACTCTGTAATTATATCTGTTATATTGCTTTCTCTGTATCTTTGTGCAAGGATATGTGAAGGCGGCAATATCCAATAATCATCATTATCTACTATCAATTTAAAGTTATACTTTAACTTCATTTCAACTAATAGCTTTGCATCTGTTGCAGCTAAGAATCTATTAAATATTACTATATCATAGTTATTGTCAAATACTACCTCGTTAATAGTATCTGTAATTAAGCAGTAGTCTTTTTGCATATTGACTAATGGCATCATAATTCTATGATAGCCAACTCCACTAAATTTACTTGTTATTGCTAGTATTCTCATAATGGAATGTAATATGATTTAGTGCCGTTTGAATATTCTGATACATTTGAATTATGCAAATCCCAAGTCTTTTTAACTAAATCCATTTTATTATATCCGTAAGCATCTGCACCATTTTGTTCAATATGAGTAGCTTTTGCATTTGGTATATATTTAGTATGTAAACATGCTGCCCTGCATCTAGTGCAATAATCTAAATCTATTGCTCCGTATGGGTCCAACTGCTCATTAAATGCACCTAGTTTTTTAATTGCATCTGCACTAATTGTAAAGTTACCAATCAAATCTAAAGAATCCCCATTATAGCCACCTAAAGGAATTGATGAAATTCCTATTGTTTTATCGTTCATATACTCATTCCTAGTTTGTAGCCAATTATCAGGTTCTAGTATATCATTACCCATAATCGTAACATAATTAACATAGTCATAGTTAAAGTGTCTTAATCCTTTGTTGATTGCATACGAAATACCTGTCTCATTAATTATGCTTATAAAATCTATATGCTTACCTGCATTTTTAATGTTATGAAACAATGTTTCTATGTTTCTATCCTGATAGTTTAAATAAATTATTGCGTTCATCGTGGCTTATTTACTCCTAATTTTCTTGCAGGTACTCCTGCGTATTTTGTAAATGGTTCTGATTCACCTTTAAAAAATGCACTTGCTCCAATCATACAACCTTCTTGTATTACACTAAATTGATGCAATACTGCGTTTAATCCTATGTTTGAATTTTGCATGATAGTAGAATGACCGCCTATCTTTGCTCCGCAACTAATTGTTACATTAGATAGTATTTTGCAATCGTGACCTATATGTGCGTGTTTCATTATAAAACAATTATGGGCAATCATAGTAGTTTCTTCTGTACCTGCATCTATTGTTACTAATCCTGTAATAATATTATTGTCGCCAATAAACACTTTACCTTTTGGCTTGTCCCAATACTTTTTATGTTCTGCAGTATCGCCTATAATACAATAAGCACCTATGTAATTGTTGTCCCCTAGTACAACATTGTCCCCTATTATTGCAGTTGGATGAATATAATTAGCCATTTGTTTTTGGTTTGCGACCACGCTTTTTTGGTTCTGTAATTTCTGATTGCATTAATAAGTTGTCTTCATTTAATACCTTATGATAATGAGCATATAATCTTACTACCATATCCATACGGCAATTCCCGCACCAAATAGTTAAAATAAAATTAGGGTCTATATATTTTCTATATAAACTTTCATAGGTCTTCATTATAGATAAATCTAAGTTTCTTAGATACCCACTTTGCGAAGTTTCGTAATTGTTATAATGCTCTTTTAGATATAATCTATCTACTAATTCCATATCTTATAAATTAATGTTTCAGTAATAGCAGCTACAAATCCTGATATAAACAATACAGATGCAATGTTTACAATCAATTCAGGTGCGAAATATAATACAATTCCAATCCACGAAGCCAAGCAACTTCCACAACTGAAAGGCTTGAAATTGAGTCCCCATTTTCTATGTAGGTTGTGGATAGTATTAAAAAATAATGATGCGCAGACACTTGTTATTATAATTTGAATCATTTACGAATAAATTTTTTTAGTTCAGATTTAGTTTGTTTTAAAGTTCTTATGATTGACATATAAGGGATACCTGTCTGTCGGCTTAATTCCTTTGCATTTTTGTTAAAGTCAAAAGTATATAGCCTTAATATTTCCTTTTGATACCAATGTAGTTTTTCAATACCCTTCTCCATTACATCTATCACACTATTACTTTCTACTTCTGCAACTTCTTTACCATTGTATTCTGTATAATTCCTGTACTTCTTCCAAAATTGACTTCTATCTGACTTAATCATATTTAGCATAGTTCTAACTATGTAAAATCTTATTTCGCCTCTTTCATATAAACCAAATAACTTTTCATTAGGCATTTCTAATAAAACCATAAAGACTTCAACCTTTAAATCATATTGCAATTCTTCAGGCTGCATCTTTGCAAATGCCTGATTGACTTCATCATTAAGCCAATATTGCTCTATAATTTTATTTTTGTCCATTCAATTAGTACAGGCTGATTATCTTTTTCAGTACAAATATATACTAATCCTTGACAATTATGGATATCTTCTAATCTTTCTTTTTGTTCAATACTTAACTTATCGCCTATTTTTTTTACTTCAACTGCAACATATTTACCTTCAGATGTGTAACCTTGTAGGTCTGCCCATCCTTTTTGTATTGTTCCTTTACGTTTACCGTATGGTATATTGTTTACTCTATTAAGCCTGTACCCAATATATTCTAAATTTTTTTTTGCCCATTTAGTTAGTTCATTTGCCGATATGTCCATAGTAATTCGTAAAATTGTTTTTTAAAGGTAAGCCTATTTGTACCATCAATGGCATCCTGTCTAGTTGGATAACAGTCAAAAAAATTAATTGTGTAGCAATATTTAACACTACCACAGTAGGTATATTTAACCTGAAAGACCCTCAAAGTATTTAACAAGTGCTAATTTTTTACATTGTGTATCAATAAAATCATCATCTTTTAGTTTTTTACTAAACTCCTTTGCATCTAATCCTACTAATTTATTCATTTTCAATAGATTATCTTCCCTAACCATCTTGATAATTTGTAACATTTCGTGTTCCTCAAATTTTAATTTGCCCTGCTTTAATAATATTGCGAATACCTTATTAGCATTAAATACTCTATTAAAGTCATTTCTAGGCGATTCTAGCCATTCTTTCTGTGTGAATGATACAATATCATCATCTGATAATTTTGGTGGCTCTATTTCGTTTATAATAGGTTTTATCATTTTTCTTACTTCTAATGCTTTTTTTGTATATGCTGCCATTACCTGACCAATAAACTTTGGGCTGAATTTTTCATAGTGTTCTGTGCTACAGTCTAATTTACCCTGTACTGCCATCTTAAATGCTAACCTGAATTCTTCAACTGTAAACAATGGATAGCTAGTTCTAATGAAATCTTCAATAACTACCATTTCCTGTGTATCAGGATATTTAGTAAAACCTAGCAATGTGAAGATATAAGCTAAATTTTCTTTTAAAGTAATGGGTGAAACTAGATTAAGTTTATTCCCTTTGAATGCTTCAGCTATTTCATTATCAACTATGTACCCACTTTGCAAGGGCATCCATTCTTTCTGAACTTGTAGCGGTTGGGTTAAATGTTTTTGTATTTCCATATCTAAGTTTGTTTTTAATCCAAGTATTTATTCTTCTTTTTGCATCAAAAAACTTTTCAAGTTCATAACGCAATTTACCATTTTTATTTGGTTCGCACCAATATTCTATAAATTCAGTATATGAATCACCTAATATATCTTTATATTCTTCTATACTATTAACAAAATTATCTTTAGTATTATTATTAGTTTCATTTTCTTTTATTTCCTTTTCTTTTCTTTTCTTTGCATTACCCTCCCCAATAGCCACCCCATTAGCCTCCCCATTTCCCCATCTGCTAATTGCACCATTTTTACCGCTTTCACTTAACTTTGCCCTTAATCCAAGATGGTCATTAAGTCTTTCTGACCAAAATTCTCCTTCATTAATTTTAAAAAGGTCAAATTGCATTATAACACCTTTAACCTTTATATCAGTTGATTGCATTTGCATTGCTAAGACAGGTATTAATTCAATTGGTAATTTGCCACCTGCATCGGCTAATCTTTCAATTATGAACCAATAAATGCCATAGCCTTCCATACCTAATTGATGTCTTAAAAAAAGAACTTTTGTATCATTAGCTGCATTATAATCATGACTAAAATAATATGATTTATTTTTCATAAAATAAAAATGGGGTTCAGATTCCCTGCTAGTCGCATTAGCAGTTCATCATCCCCCCAATATTGTTTATAAACTAAATGCGACTTAGTTCTTGATTATTTTGTAGACAAATATAAAGCATATTTATCCATTTCCTCACAAAGTTGTTCTATTTTTTCTTTGAACCAATATTCAGTAGACATTATATCCCTACATTTAGTAATAGAATATAATACTGTAGTATGGTCTTTTACACCTATATATGATGTAATTTCAGATAGACTAAGCCTTGTATACATTCTTAACATATATGCTGCTGCCTGTCTGCCAAATATAGTTTTTTGTTTTCTATTTGGTGCTTTGATATCTGTACTAAAAACTTCTTCAACTAACTGAACAATCTTTTCAGGCTTAATAGTTTTATCTGTAACAGGCAACCTTATATCATCAAGTATAATACCTTCTTTAATTAAAAGATTTTGAAGATAATTAAAACTATCTTTTTGCATTACATACGCAGCATATATTTCTTCTTTATTTGTCATAATTAAAATGGTAAATCTGTTTTTTCACTTTTCATTACATAAGTATCTTCATAAATCTGATAATCAGGATGGGAATTCTTGTCTTTGTATTTGTTTTCCCACATTGAATATCTTTTACCTTCTATTGTAAAGTTAATTACAATGCCTTTTGAGGTCTCTTTTTTCCAAGCACCATACTTCTTTTTTTCTTCTGACATTATTTTTTTGTTTTGATTAATGAATATTTTGCTACAAATTTAGGACTATTTTTAGTACCTACGTTTACTCTTTCGGTAATTATATTATGCCCTTCGTCCTTAAGATTAAATACTAATGCTGCTAGTCTTAATGTACCATACTTTTTTAATGCCACTAATGGAGTAAGCGGTTCTTTTTTAAGGTGATTAAGCACCTGCGTTTGTTGACTCATTTTGTTTGTTTTTTAATTTTGAAAAATTATATTGATTATTTAAAGACATTGCATTATGAATTAATTTTTTATCAGAATACTGACTAGATACATTTAACCTTTTAACCCATTCGTTAAAGTCTAATCTTTCATCAGGGAAGGCAATTCTACTTAATTTAATACCCCATTTGTTTTCCATAGTTATTGTTTTTTGTTTATTTGTTCTTGTTCTAATGCTATTTCATTTTGTCTATCTTGCTCTAATTCTTCTTCGTCTGCTTCATCTTCCCAATCGCAATGCTCTAAACAGTCAGGGCATATTCCTATTTCCTGAAAGTTGGTATGCGCTCCGCAGCAAGTTGAGTATGGCATATTATTTTATTTGATTTTCTTTAATACTTTTTAATGCTTTATTATATTGCTCTATGGTAGTATATTGGCTGATTCTATTTGCTATTGAATCTTTGGTTGTACTATCATATGTCGTGTTTTCTAATAGCACAATTAGTTCCAATCTTTTTTCTTCACCTAGTTCGTCTTTATGCTCATTTGTAGAATCAGAATCTTTAGTATCATCTATTGCAAATAAACCATTTAAAGCATACTTCCTAGCGTAACTAGATGCACTACCTGTAATCTGCGCTGCATCCATACCTTTTTTAATTTCTTCTTCCCTAGCCCAACCGCTTACACTAATACTATCATCTGTACCATCAAGTAGTGTTGCAGTAGCTTTTATATAGATTCTATCCCCTACCTGAACTACTTCATCACTTACTACTAATGCAGTCCCATATTTATTTAATATGGGTTTTACTGCTTCAATGATGTCCTCTGCATTTCGGTATTTATATTTACCGAATGCATTGAATTGTCCTTTTGGTGCTTTTAATTCAGCTTGAATTTTTACTAAGTTCATTGTTTGTTTTTTTTAAAGTTACTCAATTTCTGCCATTTTATTATACTCTATTTCAGCCTGATGCTGCATCCATTGTCCGAATGTAAACGCATCATCTTCATAGTCATAACCTGCAAATAAGGTTGGCTTTTTGTTATAGAATTTGAAATAATCTTCTACAGATACTAATGTATTATTTACATTAACTCTGCCTTTGTATTGCATTTGCCAATAGATAAAAGTATCTAAAGCATCAATAGTTTCTGTACCAAATCTTGCACATAATTCTGTGTAGGTGTGTAGTTCTTTTTGCATTAGTCAATAGTTTTAGTTTCTAAAATAGTTTTTACAGGTTCTAAGCTACCGCCATTTGATAAAATAGTAAACTTTTCATAAGCAACTTCTTTATCAAAGCTACCTGAATCACTTACATAACAATCATTAATAGATGTGTAAAACCAAATCTCACTAGAGTTGATTCTAGTCTGTTGTACGAATTCAATTTTTTTCATAATATGTTTTGTTTATAAAGCAAATCTACAGGCTTTAAACATACTATCCAAGTATTATCTACTGAATTTTTAAACTTTATGATGAACGGCAAATGGGAATGATGAACGGTAAATTAACTATTTACTGCCATCTTGTAGGGGTAAGTGCTTACTATTGTCTACCTGTCTGTAGCCTAAACTCCATAGCATTTTAGTAAGAGTAACACTTTTTTCAACTATTTGTTCCTCTGAATCTTCAGGATTCAGTAGGTGGAAAATTTCATGGATGACTATTTCCATTTTCTTTCTACCCTTTAGTCTAGGGTCAATATATATAATGCCATCACTTTCGGCAATGCCATGTGCTTGTTCTCTGCCTAGCTTCTTATATATAATTTTTATCTTCACGCTTTCATTAATATTTCATCAGGTCTGTCCATCTCGATTAATTCAACCTTTTGACCGCCTCTAATCATTGCCAATATTCTTCTGTACTCTGCTTCAATAGAGTGTATTTCCTGTAGCTTATTATTAAAATATGTTTCTTGTTGTAATAAAGACCATTTGTTAAAACCTTTTGGCATTTTCATTTTGTTTAGTTTTTAAAATTTTTTTTAAATAAATAGCTAAATCTAGTGCTTCTTCGTATGCGTGTTGCAGCCAATCCTGCTCACTTAAATCAGTCCTATCCATTGTAGTTCCGTATTCTTTTAATCCTTTGTCTTCTCTTTCTAAAAGGTCATCTATAATTGAGTATAATATTTTGCTCATTATTTATCAGTTTTTGAATGATATTTATTGCAGGTATTACACTTGTATTGAATTCTAGTTAAGCCTGTTGCAGTAATTACCTTATTGTTTCTTATTAGGTCATCACTTCCACATTCAGGGCAACTGCCTCTATCGTGTCCAAATGCCACCCCATAATGCGTTTTAGGTTCTATGTGCAAAGATAGAGCCTTATGTACTTGCTCCAATAATATTACATCTTTTTTGCAATATTTAATCATCTTCTCCATAGCGACCTTATCCTTTTTTAATAGGATGTCCTTCCATAGAGAATACTCTGTTTTAATCTTTTGACCTATACCTAAATAGTCTGCTATATAATTAAGCCTATTAGAATTAAACCTGAACTTTTGCCTAGCTACTTTTAATGTATCTATCGTTAAATACTTAGGGAACATATCTATTTTATGAAATAGACATCTAGTTCTAATCCAAGCTAAATCAAATTTATCGCCATTATGCCCTACTAATTCCGTTGCAGTATTTGCTACTTCTATAAACTTTTGTAGCATTGTTTTGTCATTCTGCTTTGCATCCCATTGTAAAGCGTAAACCTCTTTTTCTTCTTCCCACTTGTAACATATACAGATGATTGCCCTCTCTTGTATAATGTTTGAATAGTCTATATTTTTTTTGTATCCTGCTTCCCAAAATAAACCGATGTTCGGGCTTGTCTCTATGTCAAAGAAAAGCCTTCTGCGTTTTGTTTTTAGCATTATATTTGTTTGTATTGTGTACTTCCATTACTTCTTATAGCTTTTAAAACTTGTTTTCTTTGCCTACCTGTGCTTTCATAAGAAACGTGTACCCAATCAGGGTTCTCGTTTGTACCGAACTCCCAAATTAATTGGTCAAATTCTAAGTTATTTTTGATAAAATCAAATACCATTTTATTTGTAACCCCATTAGGAGTGCCATCCATATCCACGTCAATCGCTTCACCCGAACAATGCTGTGAGGTCAAACTTCCCTTAACCGCACGATTAAGTTCAATAGACCTGTAAGCACTAGATATATGAATAGGGCATCTAAAGTGCGCTCTAATAGGTTCAAATACTTTGTCTGCTAATAATTTTAAATTAGCAATATGTTGCTCTGTTGGCATATTACTAATGCCATTACGCTTTGCGCTTTCACTTCTAATAACTTCTGATAGGCTTAAATGCTCTGATAATTTCATAAAATATGATTAAAAAAATAAAACAATAATATTAAATATAAAATGCCAACCGAAGTTAGCAACCTTTTTTCGTAATTAGTCATTCTTTTTAAATATTTTTTCTATTGATGTTAATCCTAAGCAACCAAATGCCAACAAAGCTACCGATTCAACAAGTATTGTACTTGGAGCAGTATGTTCTTCACTAAAGCTATTATGGTACATTGTAACGCATAATGCTATTACACATAGTAAACCGCATAATCTTTTCATACTTAAACGTCCATTATCTTCTGTAAAAAATTGCTTCATATTATTGTGTTTTAATAAGTGCTAATGCCATAAACAATACTAATGTCCATAATCTGTTTATGCCTTTTTCTTTCTCGTAGGTTTCTTTAAACTCTTGGATTCCTGTGGTTGGTTTAGTATTTTGGATATGATATCTGTAAATGTTGATTGTATCTTGCTTTTTACTAATTTGATTAATTGCTGAATCATAGTACTTTGTTTTAATCTTTAATGAATCTATTGTCTTTTTATAACCTAAGTACAAAGCATTTATTTCGTTGCCTTGTTTAATAGTCATTATAACAACAGAATCCTCTTTAATTTTCTTTATTATTGGGTATTGCGAGTAGCTTGAAACTGACACCAGAATCATTACTAACACTATCCAAAGTTGCTTTGAGTTCACTTAATTCGGTTTTTAATATTGATACTTCTGTTTTTAATTCCTTAATTGTTTCCACCGCTTTCTGTACTAATTCAGCTTCCTTTTTAGTTGCCTTATCCTGTACTTGAACTGATAAAGTATTCGTTTCAGCTACCTTATTCATTAACTTTTGAAACTCAATATCATCTTTTAATTCCTCATTTTGATTTTGAGCCGATGCCGTACAACCAAATAAAAATATAAATAATAAGTATTTCATTACTTAATAGATTGAATTTTTCCTAAACTTTCAAGTGTGCTTAGTTTAGCCGTTGCAGATGCTAAAGATGAATCGCATCTTCTTAAAGCCACTTGCATAATATCAACCTTCTCATCTAACTTTTCAACTTTAACCCCTTGACTTGTAATCTGGTCTTTAAAGGTAGAACGCACATCAATATACAAAGCAGATATGCCACATAGAACAATAAATAAAGTAGCTACAACAGGGTTTTTAGCAAAGTCTTTGAACGATACAGGTAATGCCATTTTAAAATAATTTTTTATAGTAACCTAATGAATATCCTTGTGTGCCATAATTTACCAATATAAGACCCTTTTTAGGCACTTTTAAGCCAACCCCTATACTAGCACCCAAAACATTATTAAAGTTCCTTAATTCGCCTCCTATTAATAATTCCGTTTTAGGCTTAATAGTGTTTGTAATATATATAGTTTTTTCTTGAAGTTTAGCTTCAAACCCCCTGCCAATTATTTTATTTTGTGTGATTGTGTCCTGAATGTAGAACGTATTTGAATCTATTTTTATTGTATCGCTATATGCTTTTACCTGCAAATAGTCGTTAATTATGCGTATTGTATCGTGTACAGGAATAAGTACAGAATCTTGTACAATAATTTCATAAGGTATAGAATCCCCCTTTTTATACTTAGTCAATGTTTTAACATTGATTATTGTATCAGTTTTTATTGTGATTGTATCTTTGCCGTATTTAGGCGCAGTAAATAGTAGTAAAATTACTACTGCCATTAATACAATTAACAATAAATTCTTAGTCATATCTTTTTGTTGCTTTGTAATAATACCTAATTGCAAAGATACCCGAAATAATAGCAGTCAAACCTGCTACCAAAGTTACAAATGGTTGTACTTGTGTTAGTGTTAAAGAGGCTGCCGTAAGGCTTATACCTGTATTAACTAATGCTTGACTGCTATCTTGTGTCATTAATCTTCTTTTACTTCTGTTTGAGGATTTTGTTCTTGCGCTAATTTACCTAAGAATCCTAAAATTGGATTAGCAAACTTTGCAGGAATTTCCATTAAATAGGCTTCTAATTCTTTAATTTGTTCTGTCGTTAGTGTTACCATTGTTTTTCTTTTTTTTATTTATATAATATAACCTTCTTGATTCATTTCTTTTTTCAATAGTTTCAATACTTTGTTTTTTACCAATTTTAGCTAAAGATAATTTATTTCTATGCTCATCAGTTATTGGTTTCTTTTTTTTACCTTTTGCTGATAATGACATTTTTTGCCTTGTTTCTAATGATAGTTTATGTCCTGTTCTGCTTTTATTGCCCTTATGTGCAATTGATAGCTTTTTTCTTGTTTCTTCAGTTATAACAGTCCCAATTGTTCCTTCTCCTCCATCTGTCAGATTTGTTAAGATACCTGTATTATTATTTTTTCTACCATATAAAGCTATAAACTCTTTTTCTTTTTCTTGTGCTTCTTTATATGTCAAACCATCTAATAATATTTCAACTTCAATCTCACTTTTATTAGCTACAATCTTCCAAAGACCATTTCTATTATATCTTTCTCTTGACCTATTATATCTTTCATCGCTTCCAATTCCGATATAAAAAGGCTCGTTTTTATCTAATCTAATATGTCTGTAAACGTATGCCATTAAAGCAAAGATAAAGATTATGGGTTAGAAAATGGCAAAGGCAAAGAAATTATCGGTGGATTAACTTGATTCTCTATTTGAGCATCTAAATTAAGGTCTAAAGCAGCAACATCTATTGAATTGTCAAGCCAAGAACAAACTATGTCATAAGTTAATTCCTCGTAAGGGATAAAGTTAGTAACGTCATCTTTTGAGAATGATTGACTGCCGTAAACCGAAGCAAAGTATTCTACTCCGTTAATTGTTTCTTTAGCGTTACGATTCCAATGTGCGACTACCACAAAGTCAGTTAAATCACCATCTTGTGGAACGCAGTCTAATTGATTAATGTACCAATATTTCATATTATTTGTTTTTAAGTATTTCTATTTCTTGTTTTAATTCTTGTACTGCCTTTGTTAAAATAGCTATCATATTATTATACTCAACACCAGCTAATGAACCATCTTCTTTATAAAATACTAATTCTTTGTTTACCTTCTCTACCTCATCAGCTATAAAACCATAATTAATGTTTTCGTATAATTCATCTGTAAATTGATTTGTTACATCATTTTTTTTACGATAGTTAAATGAAACAGGATTTAACTTATTAATAAAATCAACATTTTTTATTGATTGTATATTGTCTTTTGATTCTCTTGTAGATACTAAATATCCTAATCCACCTCCACTTTCAACAACCATTGCCCTTCCTGTAACGGCATTATTATAAGTGAATGTACCTGCATTAACAAACCCATCTCCTCTTACAAAAAAATATGTACTTGTAGTAGCACCATTTAAAATCCTGAAAGCAGTATCACTTGAATTTGTACCACCAAATATTTGAACTCCAAAAGATTGTGATGTAGTAGTTGTTCCTCTAAAAACACCAGACCAAATATTATTGCCTCCATCAACAACAAATTTATCATTAGGACTACTCGTTCCGATTCCAACGTTACCATTACTAAGAAATGAAGCAACTGTTCCAACACTTGATGTAACATCTAAAATCCTTCTGCTTGAATTATTTTCGTTTAAGTGAATAAGCATAGCGTGTTGTAAATTACTATTACTTGCTCCTCTTATTTCTGCCGTATAATTACCAGTAAATGCACCAGTTGCACTTGTTGCAAAGTTTCTAACTAATAGCATTTGAGTATTACCACTATTTTCACTTGATACTTGTAAAAATCCATTTGGACTACTCGTTCCGATTCCAACGTTACCACCGCTTGTGATACGCATACGTTCTGCAAGACTACCACTTCCACTTGCACCTGTTTGAAAAATAATATTACCACCAGAACCACCAGCTAAATATGCTTGTAATTTTAAATCAATATTTGTACTATTAATGTAGTTGCCTGTATATGATGCTTCTTGACCCATTTTAAATCTAACACTTGTGGCATCTTCTCCCATAGTTAAAACATCATTACCTAATGATTTTGCAAGACTTAATAATGCACTCGGACTACTCGTTCCGATTCCAACGTTACCATTATCTTTAAATCTTACTAATTCACTTCCACCTGATGTACCTGTTCTATTTGTTGCAAAAATAAAACTTGCCTCTGTTTGGTTATTATCAGAATCAATGTTAAAAAACATTTCATCTGCCGTATTAATAACTGCATTAACTGCACCAGCAGTACCAAGTGTTAAAGTTGGAGAACCATTTGCAGCAGCCGTAAATGCACCAGCTCCTCCTGCCGTTACACTACTTGAGAATGTAGCAGCACCAGTAGAAGCTATTGTAAAAGCAGCACTTCCTCCGTTATTAGTAGAAAATAATATTTTTTGGCTATTAGTTGCTCTTATGTTTAAATCCCCTAATGCAGAACCATTTATAAGGTCATTAGTTGAACCAGCAATCCCAATTAAACCATAAGACGTACCACCAATTTTATAAGTGTTATGAGAAGCGCCAGAAGATGGATTTATTACTAAACCTTCATTTGAACTAAACGTAGCACTTGTACCATTTAAAGCACCAGTAAGCGTACCACCAGTTAAAGGTAGGTAAGCACCTAAATCACTTGACAATGCTAAAGTGCCACTTGCAGCAGGGAAGGTGTAATTGTAAGAATTTGCACTTGGGAAAATAAAACTTGCTCCCCCAGTACCATTTCTTAAACCAAAATTAATTCCTTCATTACGCGCCCACATATGAGT